AATAGTATTTATAAGAAATTGATACTGTAGACGGCTGTCGAGATGGTGAAATTTATTCATCTCGTTAGCATATATAACAGTATCTGGGAAGTAAGATAGACCACGATTAACCATAAAGGCATTATAGTCTTTCTCATTCTCTAATATATCTTTTTTAGTATTCGATATAGAATTAATTAATTCAAACGGGTTCAATTGTCTTAACCATAATTATGTTATTTAAAAACTGAGGTGTTTCAGGTATTAATGATCCTTTTAATAAGTGTAACGTTTGTTCATTATCCTCTGCATCTTTATACATTACTTCAAGATTAAAATCAAGTAATAAATCCAATAGATCTTCTTTACTAACAGTTTTATTCATCTATTACTCCTACCCCCTTTGCTAAAAAACTATTCATTGCTTTTAATAATTTGCTGGCTTTGTCTAATTGCCATACAACATTAACCATGGCTAATGCTATAATTATAGATGCATAGTCTGCTAGTTCCTGTACCATACTGGTCTCCTATTTAAATATTAATAACAAGATTACTATTATTGGAATAGCTATTGCTATTAGTATTATCATTTAAATTTAATTTGTGACATTATTTCTGTCATACATGCCACTACGTTTAATTCATGATCAGCTACAAAACTATCCTTATAGGAATAATCTGCAAGTATGAGTACTAATTGTGGAATGCTGTTAGGCGTCACGTACTCAACCATATTGTCATAAACCATTCTAAATAACTTTGTAGATTCTACGTCCATGTTATCTGTTACCCATTTACGCATACTCTTAAAGTTTTTAGATTTGAGATCTTCCATCAATCCCTTAATACTTGACTCAGATAGAGTAACAAGAATACCGGTATCAATATGACCACTCATTCCATACCGCTGACATTCATTTAAGACACGTCTCCAGTCTGGTATATATTTCATAATCAGTTCAGCAAGAACCTGATTTTCATATGTAATATTTTCAGAATCAAGAATGAATTGAAGACGTTGCATAAAATGGCCTGCCATCTTACTTTTGTTTCCAATATTAAATTCATATATAGAGCATCTAGAATGTAGAGGATCTATAATACGATTCTTAAAATTACATGTTAATATAAATCTACAATTCGAAGAGAACTCTTCAATGAACCCACGTAATGCAGGTTGTGTAGATTGGGGATTTAGGTAATCAGCTTCATCGAGAATGACTACCTTTTGTCCACCTTGTAACGATACGGTACTTGCAAATTGTTTAATCTTACCACGTAGAGTATCAATGTTTCCGTCTTCGGATCCATTAATCATCATATAGTCCAAACCTAATTCATTACATAGAGCTCTAGCTACTGTAGTTTTACCTACACCAGCCGAACCAGTAAACATCATATTGACGAGTTCTCCCTTGTCAACAATACTTTGGAAAGTATTTTTGAGTGACTTAGGGAGAATACAATCCTCAATAATTTTTGGCCTATACTTTTCTACAAATAAGAATTCCTTCACGCGTACCCCATAATATAATTAATGTGATACCATTATATCACATTTAAGCTTATTTGTACATACTAAGCTGTTGTTTCTGCTTCGCCTTCAGCTGGAGCTTGAGCTTCCGCTGCTGCTTTCAAGAAGTTGTCTAAACGATTACGTACTGAGCCGACGTCAGCAAGTTCAGCACCTTCAAATGCTCCTCGCTTAGTTACAATATCAATAATTGTAACGCATGCTCTAATATCACTTAGATTAAGACCTTGTTCTGCAGGTACTTCACCATCCGCTGGAGGTGTAGTTTGCATTGAATCCATTGCTGCTGTATCTACTGCCTCAGCTACTGTGTCCATAGCTTCAGTTGCATCTTTCATATCTGCCATATTTATTCCTTATATGTTGTGGTTTTATCTAGAGCAACCCAGTAATCTGTGTTGCCGGCTTTAATTAATGCTACCTGCTTTTTGTCTATGCCAAAAACATATTCAGAAGCAGGCTTAAATTTGAAATTGTTTATATCAAAAACAAAATCAAACTCAGCACTAGTATTTATAACACAATTTGCAATGTTCATTGTAAATTGATTTGATGTGGGGTTTTGTTTATCTAAGATTACACACTCAATAAACTGAGAACCAGTTGCACTCATTCGTACACTTAAGTTACTTGTCTTAAGAGTAGCTGAAGCTTTACGAAGTTGACTTAGTTCGTCATGTGTAAGTGTGAAATGCAAGTCATCACATTCTAAATTAATATCTTGTGTGGGGACTGTGAGAATGTCTATCTCAGAGAAGTAGTATTTGAATGTCGTAATACCATCTGTGATATTTACAAATTTCTTGTCATCGTCAAATGACAAAACAGGATCATCAAACATATTAAGACATGCTAAGAATTCTCCTAAGTCATATATACCAAAAGTATAGGGCCAAACATATGTAGGTCCAGGGTTAACGTTTGCCTTTGCCATAAGTGTTTTAGACACCGACATGGTACGTATAAAGTCTCCTTCCTCACCGATTGCAATATTACTATTGATCGATTGAAAGTTATTCAATACATCTTTTATTTCATTACTAAGTTTCATTTGACTCCTTTATGTCATGCTCATTCATTGCTAATAGCGCATAATGAATAATCTTCATTAAGTCTACTTTGTTAGCTCCGTTTTTCTTACCATATCTCGATGCGTATTTTAATACGTTACCAAGACAGAAATCTAAACCTCGTCCAGAAGATGAGATTAGATCCATACTTTGAATGCCATTTGCAGACGTGTAATGACCTGAGTAGGTCTTTTCAACATAGTCTGAAACATCCTTTAGATTTTTTGCTTCATTAAATTTCATAATAGTATTATTATATCATAGTTTATTCATAAGTACATACCTTTTTTAAATTAATTTTAAGCAGCAACCGCATCAGTGATTCTAGCGATTAACTGCTTGTTACCTTTTTTAGTCTTGTTGAACTTTTTGAATTCTCTCTTAAGATCATTTATAGACTCAGCTTTTTTAGGTTCGAAAGTATCAGAGTCAAACCTTGCTGACCTGTTGATCTTAATTATGAAATAATCATCGTAACCAACAACATCTTTCCAAGCAGAAAAACTATTCTTTCTCCAAGCTTTTATGACATCAGGAAAATCTTTATCTTCATTAACATTACAATAGCCTTGTCCAAAAGTAGATGCATCATATGCAAGGTGGAAACCCATGATAGTTGCACCAGTTATCTCTTTAAGTCTTAGAAGAACAGCTTCATAAATCTTACGACCACCCTGGCCACGTATCATCTTACCTTCAAAATTAATCATTACTTCACGAGAAGTTTGAACATCGCTTTTTCCATCTTGAACAACGCTGATTCCATCAGGATATCCGTCAGTCAAAAACATTATGTTTGTGTTTTGTATTGCATGTTTACGTGTAAATTCTTTAGTGATTTTAGACGCAATCATTGCAGTCTGAATTAGAGGAGTTGAACCCATACCATCAACAGGATGAAGGTAATGACCAGACACATGATACTTTAAACGATTGCTATATGAATGTGCTTTAGCTATCGCGAAAGAAGTATAAGCCGCTTCATCAAAAGTTTTCTTATTCATTTTACCAGAAAACATTTCAACAATTTTACAACTCTCAGCATTAAGCTCAGAAGCTTTACCTTCAATCTCACGAATACCAGTACCCTCGCGTTTCCAATAGTTAGTAGAAGTAAATGAATATGCCTCAAAAGGAATATTCACTTGACGACAGAACATAGCAATAGTAATTGCTTGCGCAGTAACATCTTCGATGATCTCACACATTGAACCAGAAAGGTCAAGGAACATTATAATTCCATGTGACTTTGCTTGTGCCAACTGAGTAGTAGTCAAAAAGATATCCTCAGAAGTTTTATATTGATGTAACTTTAAAGGATCAAGTTTACCGGACTTAGCAGTTCTAGCACGAGAATATTCAAATGCAGCTTTCTTACGTTCAAAATCTTTCGCAAGTAAATTTGCTTGAGTTTTATAAATCAATTTAGTCTCTGACCAATCTTCCATACAAGGATTGCTCACATAAGGAGAATATGAATCAGGATCTTCTTTAACATGCTCATCACGTAATTCTTTAACAACTTTATAAGAGTAAAGCATTTTGCTCATGTTCTCATCAGAAATACCACTTGAGTATTCTGGCTGACCACTTCTCTCATATTGTCTCTCTTCAGTTTTTTCAAGAAGATCTTCTTCGCGTTCTCTTTGAGTATCTTCAGTCCAAGTCTCATGACCTTCAGGAACTTCGTCTTTTTTAGACTCAGCTTTGCTATCTTCTTTAGATTCATCTTCACTATCAGAATCACCATTACCATCGTCATCAGCATCACCTTCTTCATCACCAGGCATTGGAGTTTCACCTTCATTCTCATCAGGAGAATCACCATCATCAGATGGCATACCCATTTCCATATCATCTTTGTCTTCTTTCTCTTCTTTATTCTCTTCAATAAAGTCAAATAACTTTTTACAAACAGCAACAACGTCATCCCATGTTTTAACTTCCATAGCTTCTTTCACTAATGGAGATTCTTCAGGAGAAAATTCAACTGGAACATAACCGCGTCCCTTTGAAGATACGTTAAGTCTGTCCATAAGTCCAGCCTCGTTGATGTCTCTTTCGTTAGTACCAAAAAGATCATCATCAAATAGTCTTTTATAACCGGCTTTAAAACGACGAACGATTCCAGGATATGTGTCTTGGATCATACGCTCAATTCGAATATCTTCAACGATGTTTAAATAAGCCCTCGGGATTTTACCGATCTTCTTTTCAGAATCGTGCCATCCATCAGCTGGAGTATAAAGCGCATGTCCAACTTCATGTCCAACTAAAAGATCATAAACGTCTTTACCTTTATCTTTCCATAAAGGCAAACGCAATACACGATTTTCAACATCGAAGCTAGCTGTAGAATAGTTACCGTGTTGAACAGATAAGTTCTCTTTAGCTAATAGCTTCGCTAAATATTCTTGAGCTGAAAGATTCATTATTATTCGTCCTCCCAATTGTTGTTATCTTTGAAAGAAGCATCAGCCCTCTCAAGTAATTCTTCTTCATCAAGTTCAGGAGCATTGATAGTAGCATCAACTTTCTCATAAAGATCAATGAATGCCTCTTTAGTGTCATCATCAAAACGATTCACACAAAGAGCAATCGCTTTATCACGTTTGTTGAATATTGAGAAAGTCTGAACGATGTGGCACAAGCGACGAGTTGAAATAACTTCGTCAATACCTTCATCATAAAAAGTCTTACGAATAGCATCTGCCCAACCAACAAGTAGCTTAGCAAATTCTTCGTCAACTTTTTCAAACTTAGCCATATGTTTCATGACAATTTTTTCTTCAGTTGCCATAGTAGGGAAAGTCTGTTCAAGAGTAATTGTGAAACGCTCTAGGAATGCATCATCAATAACCGACGCACCAGAATAACGTCCATCCTCTGAACCTTTACCTTTTGTGTTAGCAGTAGCAATTATGTTGAAACCATCACGCGGCTCAACAACTTCACCAGTCTTTTTAATTAAAACTGGCTTACCTTCAAGAACACCTTGAAGACACATAATTTTATTTGTACCACGATCAATTTCGTCAATCATTAAGACCGCACCAGCTTCCATAGCTTTAATCACTGGACCTTTTTGAAAAACTGTCTCACCTTTGATTAAACGAAAACCACCGATTAGATCATCTTCATCAGTCTCAGGAGAAATCTGAACACGTACATATTCACGATTAAGTTTAGCACATGCCTGTTCAATCTGGAAAGTCTTACCGTTACCAGATAGTCCAGAAACAAAAGTCGGATAAAACATACCAGACTTAAGAACTTTTACTATCTCAGTAAAGTTACCCCATGGAACAAAAGTAGGATCAAAATCAGGAACAAAGACTTCGTCATTTGAAACTGACTCAACACCTTTGACCATTTCAACAGCAACCTTTTTAGGTTTTGCAGATTTTGGCATCATAGTTTCTAAGTTATACACACCGCGGCGTACCGTAGGTGCATTGTTTGTATATCTAATATTCACATACGCAGATCTTGGATTTTCACCAATAGCAAGCGCAGCGTCTTTAATCATTTTAGCTGAGAACTCAACCTTTTTAGGATATTTTCTCATTAGTTCTTCAATCACGTTATTCATAATATGTCCTTTTTTTATTTTATATGTACCATTATACACTGTTTTGACCCGCTTGTGTGGAAAGTTACTGGTCCAGA